TATCCCCACGTACAGTTCTAATGTAATAGTTACTGTGTCTAGCATGTATGCCACTTGCACTGTCACATAATTGTGACACTGTTCCTGATGGTTTTACACAGGTAATAGCTGTTGACTGTGGTATGTTCCACTTCTTAGCGTATTCTTTGTTTGTGTCCACGGCTACCTGTCTTAACATTCGTAATCTATCGCAAAGATATTCGTCTTTGCCATTGGTTAAAACATTATCCATGATACCTGTAAGAGATACACCCAAGAGTCTTTCTTCTTCTGTGTTATCTGTCCACACTTTTCTAAGGTAAGGAAATTTAGTAAGTGTAGCTTGTGCTGTACCTAAGATAGTGGCTAATCTAATCTTACGAGACAGTTCTTTGTTAGTATCTGTAGCACGTATAACTACCTCAGTAAGATTACAAAATTGGTATGGTCGTAATATTATTTCCGAACAGGGGTTACAGCCAAACTCATAGTTAGAGTCTCTTCTACCATTCTTCTCTGCTTGCTTCTTAGCAGCTACCCTATTAAAGATACCACGCTCACCAGACTTAGATTCAATCAGTGAAGTCCACTCACGCATAAATGTTTCAGCATTTGGCTTGTCTGTATAACTAACAGAGTTGTTAGACAGTGCCATGTGTGGTGCAGTATCCCACCATTGTCCTGACTTAGCCTGTCTCATACGTATGTCAGATAAATTAGACAGTGAAATCATAGCTGATCTACGTACACCACCAACCACTACTACCTCACCTATCTTACACATAAGAGAGTGACAGTCATAACTTGTTAGCTTCTTACCTGCATTGTTAGTAAACAGATTAATTGTAAAGTTAAACAGGTCAACAAGAGGTGCAGGTCCACTTGCTCTACCACCAAAGGTTTTAAGCCTAGCTCCTGCAGGTCTAACTTTACTGACATTGTACGTGGGTATCTCTCCTGCGTACAGTAAGGCAATCAGTTGACGTAATCCTTTAGCCCACCCTTCTTTACTGTCTTTAATAACTATTGTAGTGTCGCTTTTAAACAACTTCTCTGGTATCTCTGGTAGTTTGTTTATGTACTCTCGTTCTACAGAGAAGCCTACTCCTGTGCCACACAGCAATATGTACATAGCTTCATCAAAAGATTTAGGATCATCGACAGGTAGATAGCTACAGTTGTATCCTGCTGTGTTGTCTCTCGTTAGTGCCTCTCCTGCAGTCATCATGGCTCTCATACTAGGCATGACTTCTAACCCCAAGATAGCCTGTTCAATGTCGGTCTTGTCCTGTTTAGAAAACTTAACCTTGTCATGCATGTAGTCTACGTAGCGTGATACTGTCTCACCCCATGTTTCTCTGCGTCCTTCATCATCTAGCCATCTTGCATAACGTGATGTAGCTATGAAGTTTTGATAGTCTGTTGGTAGCATATTGTTCATGTTTGTTACTCCGTAATAGTTTTAATTGAATGTATCTTGATACCATCTATGTCGTAGATGTGTTGCTCTAAACTTTGTTCTATTTCTTCATTGACCATTCCATCAGCAGGTACAGGATACTCTTCCTCGTCAATGTCAAGAACTAAAAATACCTTAACTCTCATCGTCTTGTTTCTCTGCAATTAATAACTCAAGATACCAGTTGGCTTTCTTTAAGTCCTCTATACCATTCTTGTATCTGTATCTCCATAGATACTTCATTACGTTACCCTGTAGGTAGTACTCAAAGCCCTCTCCTGTAGCTGCACGTAAAGCATCTATACATTCCACACCGTACTGATTGTAGTGTGGTGGGTGATTTACCATATCATCTTTCGGTAAATCAAATGTGTCTTCAGTGCTATGCATTGTCATTCCATTTATAGTCAGTTTATCTATTCCTGTTTTATCATCAAATATTTTCATACTATGCACTCCCATCTGTATTACTATTAAAATTTAACTTTATCACATTTCCTTCTTTTGTCAATACTCTTTTATTTATTTCTTGTGTTTCTTTTATAAAGTATCTATGTACCTTATTTCTAAATTCTACGTCTTGTTCCATCAAGGGAACAGTTGTACAAATTAAATTACAAAATTGTAACAGGCTATTGTAGTCATCTTCATGCAAGAAATCTTGGTCAGCCATAGTTATACCTACCCTTATCTCTCCTGTCCATCTAAAGTTTTCATCTAAAGAAGGTGACACGGTTATTATAAAGTCTTCATCTTCAAAATCTATCATTACTTTTTCATCTGTCATTTGTATTTCCTTTTTATTTTAGTACCAGAAAACTTTATAAACTTGGGATACTTGTCTTTGCCTTTTTCTTTTAACCATTCTTCAGGTATAATTCTATCGTAGTAATCAAAGTCGTACTTATTGCACCACTGGTAGTATCTAGTCTTTGCTCCCTTGCGTAACTTACGGTTACTGTTCTCAAAAACAAAACGTATATCTAAATGAGGGTGTTGCTTTTTAATAGCAAGATGTTTCTTCCTATCTGCTGCTGTAAACATACCCTTTGTTTCAATTATAATTCCGTTATACAGCACGAAATCTGGTGTATATGTTCTATACGTTAAATCTTCCCACTCTATCTTTAACTTTTCATACTTATACTTTATTAACAAGTTATCTAGGTATTGGGCAGTCTTTAACTCTAGTCCACTACGGTATCCATACTTTCGTGCTGCAATAAATTGTTTAGCGTCCACTATGCGTACTCTTCCGACATAGTTATGTAGGACACCATCTTAGGTGATTTAGCCTGTGACTTTACGGCAGGTCGTTCAGTTAAATCCCAACAAGCATGTCTGTACGAACAAAACCTACAGCCACTGTTTAATACTGTATTACCAGTTGGTTTACCTCTAAAATATTCTTCAACAGGCTCAAAACATCTTTTAAATACATTACTCTTTACGGTGTCTACAGTATTTTTAATCTTGTCTAGTTCGTCCTGTTCATTTACAGAAGATGCAGGTACATACTTAAAATCACCTGTTGCCTTATTAACTACCCACCAACCACCAAGTTTTTTCTTGGCAGCTTTGGCATAGCCAACTAACTGTGCTATATAACCAAATGAATCTCCACTGGCTAAGTCTTCACAGCTAGAAAACTTATTACGGTATGACCAATCGGATGCCGACTTAACATCATCAACAGCACCGTCAATAACAAGATCATATGTTCCATTAATATTATCCTCTCCCAAGTCCAGAGATACCTGTTCAGAATCTTCATATTTTACACCTGCTTCCTTTAGGATACCTTTAAATACAGCTTCCACTATATCTCCTAGCATCATGTTCATTACAAAGGTTGTGGGTTTAGGGAGTGCCTTCTCTGGCTGATGTTTATCAAACCAAAGTTGGCATGTTGGTCTACCTATGTTGGACATACGTAGCTTAAACTCATCTCTCTTATTACCACCACCAAACTGACGTTGCATTGCGTCCATTACGTCCTGTCCTATCTGCTTAACGGTGTCCTCAGAGATAGAGGACTTTCCGTTTGCAGCATCAGACATGTACTGATGGATAGCTAGTTCAGCTTTATGTTTCAATGTGGTATCTCATCTGTATCAATGTCAATGAAGTCTTCAACCATTTCCTTGTCAACAGTCTCATGCTTACCAATGTTCTCTGACCAAGAGTTGAGTATGTATGTATTATAATTCTCAACCCAAGACATAAGATTACCAAACATTTCTTGATCCTCTGGTAATATGTCTAGTGTTTTAGTCATGTCCAGTGTGGGTGCAGGTGTATAAAATATATTACCATTATTCATTTTATTAGACTGCGTATCCAGTGTAATGACATGCTGTACAGGTAATCGTTTGGATTTAGCTAGGTCACTGAAACATTTACCAACAGACTTAAATGCATCCCTGTTGTCAATCTCCCATATAAAAGGAACGTCCTCTGCAACATTATTTACAGCATTACCCTGTTCATCTGTAGGATTCGTAAGTGTAATATTACCAAACACAACACGTACACGTTTGACTGCCTTTATCAAGTCCTTTGTTTTCTGTGGCAGTGAGTTAAAGTCATCAATCCAACCAGAGGGTTTACCACAATTAAATGTACCGTCATTGTCCTTCAGATCAATGTTTAGATTATCAGACATGACAGTTTTGACATATCTGTTCTTCTCTCCACCTGTACCCATAACGTACTTCTTGTACATAAACCGTTGCATAAAGGGTCGTATAGTAGCACCTGTTCCATAGTAGGACGCACCATTTGGTATGTCTAGTTTGTATGTACCACCCTCGACAACTTCCACATTTACTTCTTTACCTTTTACTTCTGTCTTACCCATCAGTGGTGAGTGTTGTATTTTTACCCTTGCAAGATTACTTTGTTTACTTGCAGTGGCAGGTCTTTCATTAGCAATGCCCATAGCTTTAGCCATTGTGTCATAGTCATTTGTATTAATAGTTTGTAGGTCATTTATCATATATATTTTCTCCTTTTATAAAAGTCAGATTTATAGTTATATCATATAACATCTTTAGTGTCAAGCCAATTATTTCCTATTTTTGCCTCTAGCATTAAAGGAACATTGAAGTCTATATCCCATTGATTATCAATAAGATTTTTGAGTACGTCATTTGTTTCACTTATAATATCAATTACTTGACGTACCTCATCTGGGTGTACATCAACCACTATGGAATCATGTACCGTATTTACTATACAACTGTTTAATTCTTTCAATAGTTTATCTATGTGAAGCAGTGCAATAGGCACGATGTCTGCCGTAGCAAACGACTGCACAGGATAGTTTTTTATCTGCGTGAAGTGCGACACTGTGCCATTGCGTCTTCTCATTACGTCAGGAAATGCAAACTCTCTACCTGACGGTGTACGTATCTTGCCAGTATTTAGTGCTTCATTTGCAAGTTTTGTATGCCACTTAGCAATACCACTGTACTTCTTGGTAAACTGTTCATAGTACTTGGCTTCAGCAGGTGTCCTACCATATCCACTCGCACCATACAAAGGAGCAAATGTGTGAGCCTTGGCTTCCTGTCTGGACGTAGGTTGACCACCATCTGTAATCACTTTAGCTGTGTAGGCATGTACATCAAAGCCTGTAGATACTTCCTTCATAGCTATCTTGTCCTGTCCTAGATAAGCAGCAACCCTAAACTCTAGCTGTGCAAAGTCAGCTTCCATAATCTGTCCGCCTTTCCAACGTGACACAAATACCTTCTTCACAGGAAATGTACCACCTCTGGGCATGTTTTGCATGTTGGGGTCAGCACCACTGAATCGTCCTGTACTGGTACGATGCTGTAGTAGTCTTACATGTAGCTTGCCATCTGTCTTTGTGTATGTAGATATACCATCTATAAAACTAGACAGGTAGGTATCAACAGCAGACAGTCTACGAACATTGCGTAGGAATGTCACAGCCTGTGGCATGTTACGTGCTTTAGCCATACTCTCTAACAGTTCTATGTTACCTTTGCTTGTACTAAAGCCGTTAGCACTTACCCACTTAGAGTTAGGTGCGTTAAACTTTAAACCTGCCACAGCATTAGGTATGTCATTAAATATATAACCAATAGCGTTACAATCAGGACATTTTGTGGGTTTGGCAAAGGGTTTACCGTCCTTCTTAGTCTTGCGTATATGTCCACTACCATAACATGTGGAACACTGTTTTGCTTTCTTCTTATATATGACAGTAGAATTATGTCGTACTGTGCTTTTGTAATCTGTAGGATTCATATACTGGTCAAACAGATTTGCCCACATAGATTTGTCATGTGGCTTACGACTATAGATAACCCAAGATAACTGCTCTGGACTGTTAAGATTGATAGGAAAGTCACCCATAAGTTCTCTACACTGTTTATCTAAACTCGTAACAAGTTGCTTTCTCTCATTCTCAAACTCTACACGTACTTCATCAAGAACAGTCTTGTCCACAGAGAATCCACGCTGATAGATACGTGCCAAGCATACAGCCACTTCATCTGTAAGTTTAGCTGTACTTGCAAGTTCTTTGTCGTCAGTTTCTAACTGTGCCATCAGTCTGTCTGCAAGTTGCTGTGTGGCATGAAGGTCAGCAGACAGGTATGTAGCCAGTTCATCATAGGGTATATCCTTAGTGCTGTATCCTTTCTTAAAATATTCTTTTAGTGTGTCCTGTTTCTTTGTGTCTAATTGATAGCGTTCTGCACAGGCTTCAAGAGACAGAGGTTGTTTCTGTCCACGTTGTATTACATAGGCATTGAGCATAGTGTCAAACACAGCACCATCATACTTAAAACCAGATTCCCACAGCCACATCAAATCGTGTGGTGCGTTGTGCATAATCAGTAGTGTAGTTGCATCTAACATGCGTTGTACAATGTCCTTGCCCGACACAGTAGGTTGCATCTCTGAATGGTCAAAGGTAACAATAGTTTCTTTCCCTGACTCACAGAGCATACCTACCAATGTTAAACTATTGTCAGGTTCAAATGGGTCAAGATGTAATTTACCATTCCTGTGTGTTACGGTGTTTTCTACATCAAGAGTTAG